TAGTTGTTTTTTAGTTTATAATTAATCGATTTGAATTTTTGCGCCACATGGTAAAAAGATAGTTCCATCATACCAAAATGATTGACACCATGTTTTACCAGCTGCACCTGTAACTGTTGGAGCATCAATGCCAGTACCAAAAGTAAAGGTTTCAGATCCGTTTGTTTTTACTTTTAAATGCAATGCTGCTCCTGCCTTTAATTCGCTTGAAAGCGTTAAGTCAAGTACTACATTTCCTGTTAACGTAGTCAATGCAGAAACTACTGTTTCATTATTACTAATTGTTGCGGTTGTTGTACCGGTGGCAGCAATCGTTAACGTGCCTGCTGCGCCAAATGGGTTGTTGATTGTTGCCATTATTTTTTATTTGTTTTTATTGGTTTGTTTTCTGTTTGATTGTTTTCTGTTTCTCTAACTTTAACTACATAAGCGTTATTGGTTGACTGCGCGTAACTTGCTGCCTCACTGTGTTTGATAAAGCAATTGCCATCTTCAAAACAATATAGCATATTAACAGTTGGGTTTGCGTTCCAAATTGCTTCCATGATTAGAATCTTTTATCGGTTGCAGGATTGTAGTTGTTGCTCAAATTACTTGGCAACTTGCTAATTAATGCCTCAAAACTTGCTGCATCGTTTGCTCTCATTTCTGCTAAACCTTGTGGGTCGTTTTTTGACCAATCATTAAAAGTCCAAGCCTCACGACCTGCAACTGCTGCTGGCACGTTTGCTTTGTTTTCAAATATCGGTGTGTATGCAGGCGTAAGTTTGCTAAACACATCTTTCAATTCTTCGTTAGACTTGTTAGATGTTAAGTAAATTTCTTTACTTGCTGTTGCAATTTTACCCTCTTTTACTGCGTTCTCTACAAGTTCAACTTTCGCTGCTTGGATAGTTGCATCGTTAGCATCTTTCAACGCTTGTAATTCAGCAGTTGCGGTTTCGATACTTGCTTCTAATTCAGCAATACGTGCATCTTTAGCGTTAACCGCTTCAATGATTGATTCTTCGGAAGCCTCGTTTGATAGCTTTAATAAATCAGTTAATTTATTCATTTTGGTTTCTGTTTTGATTATTACTTTATTATAGATAGCATGCAATTCGCGCACGGTTGCGTTCATCGCAGGCTTCATTTTCTTTGTTTCTATGATTTCATCAACAATGCCTAAATTCATACACTCATCGGCAGTCATCCACGTTTCTTTATTCATCAAATCTTTGCACTTATCTAATGTAAGATTTGTATTGCGCTCGAATATCTTTGCTAATGAATTTGTGATTAAATTCAACACCTCTTCATCACTTCCACCGTTTGCGTTGTGCATCATAAACGTGCCATAATCGGCCATATATTTCTTTTGGCCACAAATAGCAATAACACCCGCCATTGAATATGCCATGCCATCAATATAAGTGTTACATGGTATTGCGCTGTTAAGAATAGCACTAACAATTGAAAGACCATCGGCAACACTTCCACCGATCGAATTGATGCGAATGTTGATGCACTTAACTTGGTCTGAATAGTTATCGTTTATGTATTGAATATCCTCCGCAATAAAAGCACCATTGATGCCCATATCCATACCGTCAATATTGCCAATGTGCTTATAAATAAGCATAGTTGCGGTGTCGTTGGATATGTTTGTGATTTTCATTGTACAAAAATGGTAACATATTATGTCATCAATTCAAATAAGTTACTAATTTTGTGGTGTTTAGTAACTAATATTTTAAAATGGCTAATCCAAAAAACGATATTGCAGAGAAAAAACAAGCCACGAAAGCACGCGTCACAGCGCACTTGACGGGCGAATTAAAAAAGAAATTCTTTGATGAAGTCGAAAGGACTGGCACTAAAGAATCTTATCTGCTCAAAGAAATATTATCTGAACACTACGGCAAAAATAGGTTTTAAGCCAATTCACCAATAATTTGACATTTGATGTCAAGCTCATTCGTGTAAGTGCCAAATGCACTACCAATGCGAGTAAATGTTATTGTTGATGTTGCGGCAACGGCTTCAACCAATACCCATTCCGATGTAGCTGCAACATTGAAATAACCTAAAGAAAAAGAACTTTGTTTAAATACTCCTCCCAATGTTGACATGTCAACAATAAGCATATTATTTGCAGCCGCTGTTGTGGTGTTATTAATATCAAAAAATAAAGTTGCTTTTTTACCCTCAAGCAATAGCTTTAACGATACTGAACCTGTGCCGATTGTCCACGCATTTAAATCTCCTGCAAGTGTGTATGAAACTATCTCATCAAACGAATTTCTAAACATTAAAGAAGTATAGTTTAAGTTACCGCTTAAACTTGCACCACTTGACCAAACTATTTTTCTAATTTCGTGAACATCATTTAGTGTTGAATCGGAAAACTCTACTGGATCGGCATCGGCTGCCGTTAAATATGTTGTTGTTATTGTGCCTACTAACACATTACTACCACTCACAACAACAGTTTGAGCATCGCATCTAAACACTTCGCCATAGCTTGTCAACATCAATGCACCTGCGCTAATGATGTATGTGCTGCCTGAACCTGTGTTTTCTAAACCATATAATGCTTTCGGTTGTGTTGATGCTCTGTCACCCGCCCAATATGCCTTGTTTACATCTTGTATTGTTTCAATGTATGCCGCTTGCAAATGGTCTAAACTGCCCTTTTTTAATGGCATTGCACTTGTACTTGTGATGTCTGTGGTTTTTATTTTTTTCATTTTATAAATATGTTATGACTTGGTAGTTTATGCCTGCATAGCAATACAGGTCGGCAATTTGCCTAATTATATTTTCATTGTTTGCGCTGATATTTGGTGCAATATCTGTTGTTGGTGGAGTAGTTAGCGCATTAGCCACCGCAATAGGCACATAAATGTCAAATTCGCTGCCTGTGTTAGCAATGTTTAATGCTTGTATAAACCTATCCGCTTGACCATTTTCGTACACCGCTTGACTGCTATTTACTTCGGTTAAACCAACGTAAAAAACATTACTTCCCGAAGCGAAATTATCTATATAAATATCACTCGCACCGGGTGTATTCACAAACGTAGTGCCAAACCATTCGTTGAGCGCGTATTCAAATAGCAAGTGTTGCGCATTGTACTTCATACGCGGTTCGATGCCCACAAACTTGTCTTGTATCTTAAACCAATAGTCTGTGTTTGTTGGTAGGTTGCCAGTGCTTACCACCCAGCACTGATAGATAGCTTTATCGGTGTATTTCACTTGGTTGCCTACTATATAGGCAGTTGCAGGGTTGTATAACGCTGCTGCGTTGCCATCTTTGAACGTTCCAAACATTGTGCTGTATAGCACTTGCAATGGATTCAGCAGTGTTTTAGTCCACGCTTTGTAAATCGGCAGCCGCTTCTTTGGTGGTAAGAAGTTAACCGCAAATGTATCGGTGTTTATGATTGAACTCATTATTGAACAATATAAGTTAACGTGTCAACAAATAAATGCGATGCAGTAGTTTCTTCTTCTACATAGCCCGCAATGGTTTGATATTGCACTGCATCAACACCTCCTAAAAGGTTATACAATGTTACTCCTAAACCATAACCAACGGTATCTCTGCGCACTAATATACGTGTTAAACTAACTGATATTACACCCTCCACCGCTTGCATTGCATCAACTACCGCTTGCGTGCTTATTACTCCGTTAAATGGTAAGTTAGCCATGTAACTATTCAACGCGGCTTCAACGTTTGTTGCTACTACCGATGAATATTGACCGTTGTAGTAAATCGTTGCTGCCACTTCCATTTTATCGCTATCATCGTTTACTAACGTGAATGCAATGCCCGCAGGATTGAACGTTTCAACGTAACTTTGAAGCTCCGCCAATTCGCCTCCCGATACCGGTGCAGGTGGCTCTGATTTCGCTATTTTAATCAATACCGTTCTGTTTGGCGCGGTTATTACTGCACACCTTGTCAATATTTGATTTGCAGGTGTGATTGTTGGGTATTCAATAACGTATGTTGTTGTGTTTAATTCAGCAACATCACCCGTTTGAAACTTTAACACCTTGTTGCGTGTCCATTGCGGTGTGCTTGGTGCTGCGGTGCTTGCTATGGTTTCTAATTCCACTTTAAATATGTCCTGCAACTGCTCAAAAATAGCTATGCAACTTGCTACAATAAAATAATATAGATTCCACTTTGCGGTTTGACTTGTTGATGTCAATGTTGACAATGTCGGGTCTGCGTTTTTTGCATCCAACATTGATTGTTTGATTTGCGCTACGGTTCTGGCCATTATTATAGTGTTAAAACGTAATAGCTTAAATACACATCTAATTCGCCATCACCTGCTAATGGATTACCAATTTGAACACCAATAGTAAACGGCAAGTCATCAATAATTCCTGTTACCGTTGATGTTGGGGTTACTGAACGCGAAAGGTATTTATTAGATGTGCCTGCAAGCGCACTATTGTAATTCGCTGTCCATAATGAATTGTTTGGCGATAAGGTGATAGTTTGATTGGTTGTGTACTCAATAGTCCCAAAACGATACTTTAAAACAACGTTAACAGGCACAACTAAAGTATTAGCACCTTGCGCTGGCACTAATGTAACAGGTGTTGTGTACATATCTAATAGTTGCGCGGAGGTTATTGTTGTTTTTTCAATTTTTATTGATTCACTTGCCAATGTATAGGCAGCTATTGCATCAACATCGGTTATTGATGTAATTGCGTTTTGATTTACTATTACTTTCTCTGTGCCTGTTAGTGATGTTGCTGCTGGTAACTCTGATATTTTTTGCTCTGCCATTTTATTGTTGTATTATTAGTTTATAACCGCTTTCTGTTAATAATTCGTAGTTTAATTCACTTGCCAACACTATTGCATCTGGTATATCACCGCTACGAATAACATCGTCTTCTAATTGTGGGTCGTTATTTGTAATTAATAATGTAACCATTGCTTCCGTTATTGGCCCACTATATGAAGTATAGTCAAAGCCTTGCATTGTGTAAGTAATGATAAACTCTTGAATGTTGGTATGGTCATTTGATTGCACTTCACTTCTGCGCAAAAACTTGCTGTTGTAAGGTGTTGACCAACCATGTATCAATGAATTTAGATCCTGTTTCATTTGCAGTATATCGGTGTCTTCGGTTTTGTAACTTTCAAAACCTAAATGTAATGATATTGTCATCGTGCCTTGTTGTTGGCCTTGTAAATTTTCAATGTAATCGGCCGCAGGAAACTCAATAAAACAGTTTGGATAACCAAACGCTACGTTTTCGTTTTCGCGCTCATATTGGTTATTCCATAGTGCAACATACTTCAATGATTGAAGTGTGCTAATACGTGCCTTTAATTGGTTATATATTGCTAATTGCATTATGTGAATACCTTATCTAATCGTTTAACAATAACTGCTTTTACTTTTTCGTTGAGGTTGTAACTATCACCCATAAATTGACGCTTGGGCATTTTAAACGGATGCTTGCCAAATGCTTTGCCCATCAATCCATCGTTATGTATTTTAGCATAATCTAAATTAGTGCTAATCTTAATGCTTAATGCTGCTCTGTTTGCAGGATTTCTTATAATGCTTCTACGCAAATCGCCCTCTTTTACTAATATTGCGCGTGTTGTGTCATTAACTACCTTACCGCTTTTAGTTTTATACGTTGTGCGCTTTCTCGGTTTCCATTTTTGGATATTTTTGTCATCAAACCCTTGCTTCCTAAACGATTCAACAAAGAACACTTTAGCAGTGTTACCAACATCTACAATAGCAGCCTCCAACGCTTTACGCGCTTTCTGTTCTGCTTGTTTCAGGTTGAATTTATTGCTCTTGCTCATATTGTTGGTGCTGCTGGTAATGTTGGTTGTGGTGGTAACGGTGGCGCAGGTGGAACGCTTGGTGCAGGTGTCGGTGACAACGGAGGCAACCCCCAATTAACTTTAGCTGCTTCCTTATCGCCTTTTGCTATGTCAAAGTAAGGGTGCTTATCTTTGCCCTTTTCTTTAAACACATAGCCGTCCTGTCCTGCGTTCATACGAAACAATGGTGGCACATCTTCGGGCGGTGTGAACTTGCTCAAATCTGTTTCTTGCCCCTCTGATAGTTGTATTACGGTACAACGACAACGCCATCCGTTAGGGGGATAGTATTGTTTCCAAAAGGGGTCGCTTATTGGGCGAATGATGTTGTCTAACGCTGCGTGTGTTGGTCTTACTCTGCCATCACCAACGGTTTGATACTGCAATAACGGCAACACATCGGCATCCATTTCTATACGCTTCCAATCCGATGCCATACGTGCCGATGCTTTGGCGGTTTGGTATTCTGCTTGCAAATAGTCTTGATACATAGTGTTGTAGAACGGCTCGGCTGCTTTCTTAAATGCGTAAAAGTTACTTTGATATTCAGGCACAGATAATAAAGCCGTTAATGTTCTTGTTGATTGATACGTTTTAGCACCACTAAACACGTAGATGTTATTTAGTAAATCAGCAGTTAACACCTCATCCACAACTG